TAGAGTCAAGGGTGCAGTCAAGAAGGTTGCTAAGGCAGCACAGGGTGGTGTAGGACTTGCTGCAAGGGCAGTAGGAACGGCACAGAGAGCAGCTAGTGCAGTCAAGGGTGCTGCTAAGAGTGGATATGAGAGAGGCAGACAAGGTGCTGGTGATACATCCTCTACCTCATCTACATCATCCGCATCTGGTGGTTCCTCTTCTGCATCGGGTGCATCTTCTTCAGATTCTTCTGAAGCACCTAAGAAGAGAAAGGATGGTCTTCTGAAGAGAGCAATAAAAAAGGTTGTCAGAGGAGTTTCTAAGGGTGTCTCTGCTGCCGCAGGAGCAGTCAAAGCAGGTGCTGATTCAATTACTGATAGAGCAAGGAAAGAATCCATGAACCACACAGATGTTAAAACAATTCAAGAACTTTACAATAGCATTTATGAATCTCAAGATGCAGAGCAACTTGATGAGCTCTCTAGCAAGACACTAAAGTCTTATACAGACAAGGCTGATGCCGACCACCAGCGCTTGTACAAGAAAGTCTTCAAAGCGGAGAAAAAGGGTAAGCATAAGAAAGCAGAGAAGCATGAGATGAAAGCTATAAGTCGAGAAGATGGTATTAGCAGAGCCCTTTCCAAAATTGACAAGCAGAAGGTGGAGAAAGGTAAGCCCACAACCGACTATGAGCGTAGAAGCGCAAAAGACGTAAAGGTTGCTGCTAAAGATCCATCCCTAATGGATAGGGCAAAAGGTGCAGTCAAGAAGGCACTCCGTAAGGAAGACCTAGAAGCAACTGGTCTGTTCACTGCTGAAGAGATTGAGAATCTTGTTGAACTTTCTACTGACACTCTGAATTCTTATATGGATAAAGCAGAAAAAGATGTAGAAGCAAAATTGGACAAGGCTAGGGAGCAATCAAAAGAGGCAAGGTTCTCAAGACTTATCAGAAAAGATAAGAAGGCAGAGAAGTTAGACAAAAAGGCACAGAATAATCGCATAAAGGCAGCAGATCGAGACGATAGAATTGACCAGGCTTATACCAAAGTCAAAAAAGCACAGGGTACTGAGAATAAATTTGATAAAAAATTCCCCCCTGTGAAGGGTGCAAAGGTTCCTGCACAGCTTTCAAAGAAGGCACTTCGTAAGGAGGATCTGGAAGCAACCGGTCTCTTTACAGTAAAAGAGATTGAAGCAATCATGGAAGCAGAAATGAGTGAAGCAATGAGTTCTTATGATCGCAATCGCAAGAGAGCGGCAGAAAGAGCAGCAGCAAGAAATGCCGCTAGAGATGCTGGTAAGACGGGTGTAGTTCCTGGAGTCGGTTATGTAACTCCAAGAAGGGAGAGAGAAACTTATGTTGATTCTTCAGGCACTACCAGACATAAGTCTGGTGCTAAAATGCCAAAGGAAGAGTTTGAGTTGGACGAGAACCGCCGTGCTGCCCGTGCTGCTGGTGGTTACAAAGATGACTCTAAGAAGCAAACCGATCCTTCTAAGGCAGGTTTCACCGGTATTTCTAATAGTATCGCAGACATCATGAGGCAGAACAAAGAGATTGAAGCACGTAAGAAAAAGTGATATAAAACTCACATAATACACAGCAGGGCTTGACACCCTGCTTTTTTATTGCTAGACTAGGTTTGTCTCCGTTAAAGATAAATAATAGCTCATTGAGTTCTATAAGATGAGCTATGAAAATCCATGGACTTATGATGGGAAAGTTTTTGACTCTGATGCTATTCATGAGTATTTTGGTTTTGTTTACTGTATTACCAACATTTCCACCAACCGTAAATATCTTGGAAGGAAATACTTTTGGTCGTTTAGAAAACCACCAGGAAAGAAAAGGAAAGTAAAACAAGAATCAGATTGGAAAAAGTATTATGGTTCTTGTCCTGAGTTAAAAGAAGATATTAAAAAGTATGGTAAAGAGACCTTCAGTAGAGTTATACTGAGTTTGCACACGACTAAAGGTCTTTGTAACTACGAAGAGACCAAGCAATTATTTTTGAATAATGTCTTGAGTGAGTCTCTTGACACAGGAGGTCCGGCATACTATAATAGCAATATCCTAGGCCGTTACATGCGGAAAGATTATGGAAATTTTGGAAAAGACACTGCAAGTGACACATGACTGGGCAGTTGATCGAATGCACACTCTATGTGATATGAAAACTGATGACGTGCTAAAATCTGTTGAAGATGCTCATGCGATTCAGTCAGAATTTGCCGAATGGTTAGATCCTGATATTGAGGATCATGAAATTTATTCTCTGGAGTATCTTGGAGAAGATTGATATTTTCTTCTATATACCCTGTGCCGTATGAGAAACAATTTGTTTTTGAAACGGATGTTTTATGTAATTAATTCAATGTTTAAATCTATTCTTGCTTCGTTCTGTTTGACAGCATCGGCAGCTTGTGCTTACCCATCAATCACTGAAATTGATAATCCACCTGCAGTTGATGTTTCTGAAAATGTAGAAGAAGCAATTAAACTTGAAGTAGTTGAAAAAACATGGAAATGTCCTGAGTGTAATCCTAATGAGCAATATGTTCTTGCACAACTACAAGAGCACACAAGAATTACAGATCGCAATGCATTAGCAACTATTCTTGGTAATATTAAGTCAGAATCAAATTTTTATCCAAATATTTGTGAAGGTGGTGCAAGAGTTTCTTATGACAAATGTTATTCCGGTGGTTATGGATTGATTCAATGGACTTCTATTGGACGATACAATGGACTTGGTAAATTTGCAGTTAAGTATAATTGTGATCCGAGTACACTTGAATGCCAAACTCGTTATATGATTAATGAAAATATCTTTCAAAGATATCTTCCAGAGTTTGAAGGTAGTGGAAGAACCGTTTCTCAGTATATGGTTCCTGCATATTATTGGTTAGGATGGGGAATCAAAGGATATCGTGAGCACTATGCATATGATTACACTAAAAAAATGGTATTAGCATGATCAAAAAAATTAAATCTGTAATTAAATCTACCGTATCAACAATTAAAAAAGTTGCTACTAAAAAGAAAAAACTTGAATGTGTAGTTGACAATCAAAAAGTTAATTGTGAAACATTCAAAGATACTAATTGGGTTGGATATCCAGCTCCTGCAAGTATTCCTTATGATCCTTGGTTTGGATCTGCACCAAAATCGCAAAAAGCAATTCAGTATGAAGAAAAAGTTGCCGCAGAATCTAAAATTAAAGAAGAGCAAAGAAAAGAGAAGACTCAAGAACCTGAAAACATTCATCAGGTAATGTATGAGGTGGCAACAAAAAATTGGAACACTGTAAAAGAAACTCAAGGTGGTTCTGAGAATTTCCAAGAAGGTCCTGGTGGTTGGAACTCCGGCACTGGTATGGGACAGTATCGATGACCGAAGATTGGAGATATTCTGATGATAGAATGGCACTGAGAACCAGTGCTCTCAATGTTCTTCTCCACAAATTTGGAAGAGAGATTAATTCTGATGGAACACCAAGATATTCAAATCAAAGTATTTACGAATGTGTTCATGATTGGGTTTCTCAAGGTAATGTAAATACTAATGGCATCATTAAATATTATGAGGCATATTACTCATGAAAAAAATATTATTATCTCTTATTGGGTGCATAGCACTCACATCTTCTGTTTATGCTGAAGAAGATAAAATAACTAAAGGATTCAAGACTATGGATTCGTTGGGTTGCATGATTCTACAAGAATGCACCGACAATGTACGACAAATCAATACTATCAAAGATATTAAGGATAACTATCCCAACTCTGATTATTCTGCTGTTGCTGTGGAGTTTGACAAGATGTTGGTATCCCTTAATGAAATCGGAGTTATGGTTTTTCTAGGGGATGAAAAGTATTTTCCGGTAGGGCATCGTGGTGTTTATCATACAGTCTCCAATAACTTTTATCTCAATGACTCTTATATGAATGAGCAATCTACTCTTATGAGTGTGATGAGGCACGAGGGATGGCACGTAGCACAGGATTGTATGGCAGGAACTATTGAGAATAGTTTGATTGCTATTATCCTACCTGAAGAGAGTGTACCTAAACTTTGGAGAGAAATGGTAGAAGATACTTATCCAAAACATTCAGTGCCTTGGGAATCAGAAGCAACATGGGCAGGTAAGACTGAAGGTATGACTGCTAAAGCACTCTCTGCTTGTGCAAGAGGCAAGATGTGGGAAGTTTATAAACCCACACCATTGACCCGTAAATATCTTGTTGAGGAAGGTTATATGGATAAATAATAAAATCCTACACAGGAAACCAGCCAAGAAGAGTTCTGTGAAAAACTCCTTGTGTTATAATGGTAAACTCTTTGTTGGATACTAAAACTCAAATATGACTAACTTAACAAGAGATGTATTAATCAAAACTATAGTTGCTGAAGAAATGAAAGGATGCAATGGTAATGATTATACGAAACAACTTAAGAATGTCTATCACAAATGGGAACATGAATCAAGTGAAGAACTTTGCAAACATTATAATAAAATAGTGCATACAAATTTAACAGTTGATGTATTGACACCCTAAATATAGATGACCAAAATCTATCAGATCAATGCTTCCAAAAAAGAAGAAAATTGAGAATGATGATCATGAATTTAATTGGCATGAAGAGGGAATATCAAGTTTGGTAAGATTAGTAGTTCTTGGATGGACTGGTGCAATATTGACTCTTAATTATGTTTCTATTCCAGGTATTCCACAACAGAAAATTGATCCCACTTTTATTGCCAGTGTCTTTACAGGCACTCTAGCAACTTTTGGTGTGACACCATCTAAGTCTAATGGTAATAGTAATGGAGGAACTCAAAAAACCGCAGTATCAGTTCCTGTACCCAAACCAAAAGATGAAGACGATAAAGATAAAAAAATCTATGGTTGATAATGAATTTATTACTTCGATCTCTAAATGATTATAATGACCCAACTTGGAGTGTGATTATATCTCTTGCCATTCTTTTGGCAGGAGTTTTGTATTATGTTGTCTATATACTTCGTATGGCTTCTGATGAAATGAAAGATGTCTGATATGACTGCTAAGGATGCAGAACAAGATTCTAAACTTGCCGTCCTTGAAAGCAAACTTGAAAGTATGAGAGAAAGAGTAATTGCACTTGAGGGGCAATCACAAGGTTCTCCTCGTTTGGATGCAATTGAAGATAAAATTAAATCACTTGATGAAAAAATTCGTAAAAATGAAATTTGGATTCAGAGAGCAGCAGCAGTAATTGGTGCATCTATTACTGTCATAGGTTTAATTATCGCAATTGCGGCAAACGCACAGGAGGTAAATTATGGGAGCAATGACCCCACCAAGTCGGAAGAGTTGTTACAACTTCCGAGTTATAGAAATTAATCGTGTTGTTGATGGTGATACTATTGACGTTACTATTGATCTCGGGTTTGATTTATACAAGAAAGAAAGAGTTAGAGTTGCAGGAGTTGATACGCCTGAGAAGAGAACAAGAGATGA